AGACGAGGTGAACATGGAGTGGTATCAGATACCGTTCCGGCTCTCGAACTCGACCAACCACTCGGACCCGTTCCTGCACGTCTGGGACGAGGACCTCACCCATACCCTGGACCCCGCCACCGGCCTGCCGATTCCCGGCTCCTCCGGCTGGGTACGGGACAAGGAGCCCGACTCGATCTGGGTCAACGACTTCGTGGACAGCCGCGGCGTGAAGGCCGAGCGGTTCCGCCCGGTCCTGCACGCGATCAACCTGCGACACGGCGGCGCGTCTCTCGTCGGCCTGCGCATGGAGGAGTCTCCCGCCCGCCGGATGACCGTCACGTCCTCGCCGCGGTACAAGTGGGTGACGTGGTGCGCGATGCCGAAGGTCCGTCCAGAGGAGGACCCCTTCTGGATGTTCTACCCGATCTACGACTGGACCTACCGGGACATCTGGAAGGCGATCCACGAGAACGGCTGGGAGTACAACGCGCACTACGACCACCTGTTCCAGTACGGCACGCCGGTCACGAAGATGCGCGTGAGCAACTACCACCACGAGACCGCGCTGACCAGCCTGCACTTCCTCCAGGAGATTGAGCCGGAGACCTGGGACCGGACCACGCGCCGCCTCCAGGGCGTGAACGTCTACTCAAAGCAGACGCTGGAGGAGATGCGGGTCACGAGCCTGCCGTACATGTTCGCGTCCTGGGACGAGTACGTGCGCTACCTGATCAGCACCCTGGTCCCGGACCCCGCGCACCAGGCCCGCTTCACGCACCTGTACGAGGTCGGGCTCGGCCAGGTGAAGTACACCCAGAGCGAGCAGGTGGCGCGCATCATGGTTCATACGGTGCTCGGCAACGACCTCGACGGGACGACGCTGGACAACGCGCTGGTCTCCATCGCGGGCGGCGAGAAGTACGAGCAGTTGCGCACCGCCCGCAACGACGCTCTCGCGGCTGGCACCGAACTGCCGCAGACGAACACGACCCGCCGAAAGGCGACCTTCATCACCCGTGACAATGCCAAGGAGACGATGCGCTCATGACGATCGAACCGTACCCCGTGCTCAGCCTGGACGAGCCGCCGAGCGAGGTCGATCGGGTGCGCTACGGCTCCGCCTTCGTCCCGCCCGCGGATACCGCACCAGAGGAGCCACAGGCGCCACGTACGACGCCGAACGCCCAGGAGTGGGCCTCCCGTGTCGCCCGCGCGAATGACCTCGTGAGGGAGGCGATGGCGCTCCTGCCCTGGGAGACCGTGCATCCTGTCGGCGCGGTGCAGTGGATCGAGGTGGACCGCATCCAGGCGAACGACTACAACCCGAACAGCGTGCCGTTCCATGAGATGAATCTCCTGCACACCTCGGTCGCTGAGGATGGCTACACCCAGCCGATCGTGGCGATGTGGGACCCAGACGCGAAGGGCGGCGTGCTCACCGAGCCAGGCCGCTACGTGATCGTGGACGGCTTCCACCGCTACACGGTGATGCGCCGGTTCGCTGACATCTTCCAGACCACCGACGGCTACCTGCCCGTGGTCGTCATCGACAAGCCGATCGCGGACCGGATCGCCTCCACCGTCCGGCACAACCGCGCTCGCGGCAAGCACTCGGTGGCGGGCATGTCGAACCTCGTGTTCGCGATGCTGATGGCCGGAGAATCGGACGAGGCGGTCTGCAAGAAGATCGGCCTGGAGGCCGAGGAACTGGCGCGGCTGAAGCACATCACGGGCTACTCGAAGTTGTACGCCGACCAGACCTACACGTCCCTCACCCTGACGAAGACGCAACAGGACGAGAAGCGCGCGTATGCTCTCGCCCATCCCGACGAGACTGTCCCGGAGGACATCTGACATGAGCACCACGACCACAGAGCCCGGCCCTCTCGCGGACGGCCCTGACCCCGCGCTGGCGGCGCACCCGGTGATCGCGGGCAAGCGCGTCGCCATGCCGATCGCCAGCATCCGCCCGTACTGGCGGAACCCGCGGCGCGTGCCGGAGGAAGCCGTCAACGCGCTGGCACAGTCGATCCGCGACTACGGCTACCAACAGCCCATCGTGGTCGATGAGGACGGCATCATCATCGTGGGCCACACCCGCTACGCCGCCGTGCGGAAGTTGGGCTACGACGCGGTGCCGGTTCTCGTCGCGACGAACCTCAGCCCGGAGCAGGTGCGCGCTCTCCGCGTGATCGACAACCGCGTGGCCGAGTTCACCGAGTGGGACTACGACGCGCTCGCCACCGAACTCGCGACGCTGGACGACGTGCTCCGCACCACCTACTTCCCCGAGGTCGTCTTCGCCGGTGACCCAGACCCGGACGGTCCTGCGATCGACGCCGGTTCCGCGACGCCGGACGACTGGTCCCACGTGGTGGAGGAGGTCGAGTTCGTCTGCCCGAAGTGCTTCCACTCGTGGGAGATGACCGTGACGAAGGCCGCGATCCTCGCGGGCTCGCCCCTGACCGTTACGCCCGACAGCACCCAGACGGAAGAGAAGTGAGCGACGTGCCCACAGAACCGATCACCCTGCCCTCGCCGGACGAGACGGACCCGACGGTCTCGCCGGTGCCGCACGACCCGAACCCCGGCCACGTCAACACCCTCGCCCTCGCGGAGACGGTGATGCTCGACGTGGACGCGATCGTGCCGTACCCGAACAACCCGCGGAAGATCACCGACCGCGCCGTCCGGGCTGTCGCCGCCTCCATCCGGGAGTACGGCTACCACCAGCCGATCGTCGTGGATCGGAGCAACGTCGTGATCGTCGGGCACACCCGGCTCGAAGCGGTGCGCCTGCTCGGCTGGACCGAGGTGCCCGTGCTCGTGGCGGCAGACCTGACGGACGAGCAGGCGAACGCCTACCGCCTCGTGGATAACCGCACCGGCGAGATGACCGACTGGGACTACGACAGCCTCGTGGCTGAACTGCGAGAGTTCGAGGCCGGACTGCTGAACGACCTGTTCCCGGAAATCGACCTGGAGATTCAGCAGATCGAGACCGCTGTCGGCCCGACCCAGGGCGACATTGACGACGCCTCCGAGGCGATCAAGAACGTGACGCCGCCACCGCCCCAGTTGCTCACCGGCGTCGTCTGCCCGTCCTGCGGCGCAGAGTTCAAGGTGCGCACCGACAGCCTGCCCGGCCTGAGTGCCAACGACATCGAGGAGTTGCGTGGCGCGACGGGCGGCTGACCCAGTAGGCGAGGTGCTCGAAGCACTCGCGGCGGCTCCGGCGGTAGCGGCTCCGGAGCCGTCCTCCAGCGCGCCGGTCTCCATCGCCCAGCGCGAGGAGGCTCGGCAGAAGGCGCGCCGCGTCGAGGCGATGTCGTACAAGTTGGCCGGGCTGACCTGGGACCAGATCGGAGACCGCCTCGAAATCTCCGCGGACTCGGCTCAGCGTCTCGTGGAGAACGCGATCAGCCGCGCGGTCAACACCAGCGCCGAGTCCCTGCGAGAGGTCGAGAACGCCCGGCTGGATCGGATGCAGGCGGCGGTGTGGGCCAGCGCGATCCAGGGCGACCACAAGTCGATCGCTCTCGTGCTGCAAATCCAGACACGGCGCGCACGCCTGAATGGCCTGGACGCTCCGACGCGGATCGACCTCGCGGTCGGCGTCCGCAACGAGATGGAGGGCGCCCTCGCGGAACTGCGCCAGGTCGTGCTGGGCGAGGTGTACTCGATGGAGGAGAGCCCGCTCCGCGCCGAGCAGTCCTATGACGATCGACCCGTGAAGGGAACCGGCACGCGCGAGGGCTCCTACGGCGGCGTGCCCGGTCGCGGCGACTTCATCGAGCCGCTGGACGACTGACCCGTGACGACACTCGACCTGCCCGGCTCCGCCCCTCGCAAGCCGCTGGACCGCGAGCAGGCGGAGGCGCTGATCGAGCGGCTGACCGAGGCCGCATCCAGAGCCAAGACCGAAGACGACATGCGGCACATCACCTCGCAGATCGCCCAGGTCACGCGGCGCTACCGGATCGTGCATGGCATCGGGCTCCCGCCCGGACCTGCCGAGCAGGCGCAGGAACTCGACCGGAACTACGTCATCCGACCGCACATCGACTTCCTATCGAGCCGACTGCTGAATGCGGTGGAGGACGTGGAGCGCGGGAAGAATCGCTTCATCGCGGTGTCGATGCCTCCTCGCGCGGGCAAGAGCACGCTCATCTCGCTCTATACTCCGATCTGGCTCCTGCGCCGCCACCCGGAGTGGAAGATCATCATGGCCTCCTACGACAGCGGCCTGACGGTCGGATGGGCGCGGTCGGCTCGCCGGATGATCGAGCGGCGCCCGCGGCTCGGGATCGCCCTGGAGAGGGACGGCGGTGCCGGTGGACGGTGGGGAACCGTCGAAGGCGGCTCGGTCCTGGCGACCAGCACGCGCGGTGCGATCACCGGTCGCGGTGCCCGCGTCTTCATCATTGACGACCCGATCAAGGACTCGGTGGAGGCGCACTCCGCGAACTCGCGGCAGATGCTCTGGGACTGGTGGCTGTCGGTCGCGCAGACCCGACTCGAACCGCCGTACCTCGTGCTCGTCGTGATGACCCGATGGCACGAGGACGACTTCATCGGGCGGCTCCGCTCCGAGGAGTGGGAGGGTGCGCCGAAGGACTGGGAGACGATCAGCCTCCCCGCAATCGCCGGACACGACGATGCGATCGGTCGCTCACCAGGCGAGCCACTGCTGTCGGCCTACAACTTCGATGAGACGGTGGAGCAGGCCCTCGCGCGCTGGGAGGACACGAAGCGCACCGTCGGCACGTACACGTTCTCGGCCATGTACCAGCAGTCGCCTGCTCCGGCGAAGGGCGCGATCTTCGACGCGGGCTGGTGGCGCTACTGGACGCGCGACCCGAACAACGTCACCGACGACGGCAAGGTCGTGCTCCTGGACCCGTCGCTTCTCAGCGGCTCGATGTGGCTGGACTCCTGGGACTG